GGCTGATAAGCCCTATGGGTTATGTAGAGAATGTCGCCTGATTGAGTAAAGCGCAGGCCTCGCAAATCGGTGTGCTTGTAAGGGGTAACAACCTCGACGGGCTTGCCGCCGTCAATTATCCGACCCCCATCTGTATAAAAACGTATGTAATAATCGCCAAACTCTAGGATATAGGCTTGGTCATTTGAATAGGTAAAAGGGGCTAAAATCGTAGTTTTATCGCTGAATTTCGCTTTATTGACGTAATAGAGTCCAGGTCTTTTGAAAGCCCCACCCTCTACATGCAGAAAGAAGTTTTCCAGAGTCCTACAACCCTGAAAGTATTTTGCAAGGTCAACCCTCGCATCTAGCCTGTTGCTTAACTCGCCTGCATTGAAAGACGAGATAAATACATTCTGTCGAGCCATTTTCCGTCCTTATCCGGATGTCAAACGCTCAACCCAACTATAACCACCTTTTTCAGCTTGCGACTTGCCTTTTCTCTTTATGGCGTCCAATCCCCTCGCCCTTAATATATCCCTTTCGGCGTCTCTCAATATCGCTTCCCGCAAGGTTTTGTCCTGGACGAGGCGATACACTATCTTTTCTGATATTCTAGCCGCTATCGCTACTGCTAAGTGCGGTGAAATATTTGTTGGGTCGCTAATGCGTTGGTCATACACAATATTAATAGGCGTTTCCGCGTCTGTTTGGATATATCGGCCTTCAAGTTCCCAATCCACTACGTCAATTACTTCTACCAACGTGAGGCAATAAGGAGAAGCCGGCAAAAGATAACGATACAGCCATACCGAGTCAGGCGCGGTAGAATCGACGGCAAGAGCCGTTCTTTTCCGTGCATCGCTCCAACCTAATTCACGGTTTTCGCTGATTATTTCGTCCACAGCTTCCTGATAGATTGCGGAAAAATCAAGCCCCGAAGGCTTGTCTGTCAGCGCAGTTATGGGAGCAGCGCCTACGCGCCGCAGAGCCATATTGCAAATTCCAACCCATGTGTAAGCCATATCACTCCTCTTTTAAAAAAGGGTGAGTGGGTTCGCCACCCACCCTTTGCCGAAAACTATGCGTCTGCTTTCTGCGGTTTCAGTTTAAGCGGAGTTTTTTTCTTCGCCAGTTCGTCCGCGATTGCAACCTTTTCGACCAAATCGGCAGAGAACTCGCCAACAGGCACAAAGTGACGCAATTTGCCGTCTTTGTCCATGGGTAGCTCGCTCACGTTATCAACCGCGAGCGTGTCACCAATTTTGTAGAGTCTCTTTTTGTGCCAGCAAGGCCTGACGCATCTGTAAGTTTTTGACATTTTAAAAACCTCCTCGGTTTATTCCGCTAGGCTATGTCAATCCAAGCGGTGAGTTTGCCTGCCGTGAAGTTCTGCGTTCCCACGGTGTAATACAGTCTGAGATACTGCATATGTTCCTTGGGAATTGCAAATTCAGGCAGATACACGCCTTTAATGAGGGTCGTCGCGCTGATAGCGTGTTCCGCACCCTGCACCAGAACAGCAGTTCCACCGAAGTCGGTCGCGGAGTGCTGCAACGCGATGGTCAGCGTGGCAGTATCGTTGGTGGAATCGAAGGTTTCCTCAACGATGAAACGAACCTTCAACGGTGCATCCCCTAAATTGGCGTTTGCCACGCCCATATTGAGGACATTCGAAGCCGCAGATGCCGTAATTGCCTGCGCTTCGCTAAAAATTAATTTCGCGTCTATCATAACTTGCTCCTTTCTTAGCTTATCGCAGTTTCGGTATCTTTGATTTGTTCGACCATTCTCACAGGAATCCCGCGGAATCTTGTGACCGGCTCACCAAACGCATTGTCGGTTGTGTAATTGACGTTGATTTTATCCTTCGCCAAAATATCCAACTGCGTTTTGAGAGTCTTGTTCACATAAATTACGTTGCCTGCACCACCACCCAACCTCGGAAGGTTGTTAATCGCCTGCACAATCTGGTCGTCGTCGAGAGTATTCTCGCTGCCAGATGTCTCGATATTGGCGATACGCTGAACGCATCTGTCGTCATGGACAAACAGACCCATGTTCACAACGAACTGCGTTTCATAGGCGTAATACACTTTGCCGGCTTCCGGAGTTACCCTGACTCTGCCTTTGTCTTCAAAGTGCAGACCGACAGGAGTTCCCTTCGGATAAACGAGGTGAAACGCCATTTCGCCCCATTTAATGAGCCACAGAGAAGTCGTATCGCTTCCCTTGCCGCCCGCGCCTAACACATTGGCCATGGACAGCGCGTCGTAGCGCGTTGCCAAACCGTCAGGCTGTTCCGGTGTAGTTGCGCGGTCGCCATAAATAATGGTCTCCGCCATTTCCTGCGCCAAACCTTCCAGATGAAGTTTATCTTCACCGGAGCGGATTGCGCCCTTCTTTTCCGCGTTGAGGTCGAGGATGGCTTCGTCGATGTCAGAGAAGTCTTCCAAACGACCGATAGGCTCGGTAACTTGCCGCGTAGAAGCAGCGGAAATACCTGCGCCCTGATTCGCCTGTCTCCATGTTCCCGAAGGAAGCAAAGTCGCTTTCGTCCCAACATGGCCGTTCTTCTGATTCGCCTCAACCCAATAAGCGTCGGACACGATGTCGTTGGCTTGGGCTAAGACGTTGGCTATTTCAATAACGTCCTTGTTGTTAGTGCGGTTTGCCAGTTCGAGCATGGTAAACTGCGATGATACGTTAATTGTCGTCATTTTTTAATCCTTTTCGCAAATGACCTATTGTTGCATTGACGGGTAGTTAAATTCGCCCTTCGGCTTGTTATCGTCTTCGGGGCGGCGTTCTCCTCTGATGAAAACATCTTCGGAAATTACTTTCCCGATGAACGAAAAAACTTCAAGCATATAGGGATTATTGCCGAGACCCGATTCATCGGCAAACTTCTTAAATCCAGGCACTTGCTTCTCAATGTTATCCACGGCGCGACGCATTACGGTTACATTTTTATCGTAATCAGCGCCCCATTTCTTCTTCAGTTCCTCCGCGGCTTTTCCGACTTCTTCTTCCTGTCGCTTCTTTTCCTCAGCGACGTAAGCCTCTATAACTTGCCCCTTGATTTTCTCGGCCTGAGCCGGCGCAAGAGTCCCGCCCATTTCCTTGAATCCTTCCAATAACGCCTTAGCTTGCGCGTTATCGAGTTCGGCCTTATGAAACAGCGACCGGATGGATTGCTCCAATTCAGGAGTATAACCTTCCGCATTTTTATCAATCGGCAAATCATATTTATCCACCGTGGCAGGAACACCGCGAACTTCATTGAGTTTCGCTCTAAATGCCACTCTGTCCTCGTCCTTCGCGTCAGTCGCGGGAACGTAAAGCGCGTTCTTCGACTTTCCCACAAGCTCAACGTATTTCCTTCCGAGGTCTTTGACTTCCTTAATCTCGGTAAGAGCTTCGTGATTTTGTAGGTCAGGCTCTAACGCCGCCTTCCACCCTAAACCTTCGTTTGGCTCTGGCATAACACACCTCTCTCTTATTTATTTCAGCAATTACGCTGAGTTATCTAACTTTGTTCGTAAATCTCATGTAAGTCGGCAGCAGTTCCAACATACACGCCGTATTTTCC